ACGTCAGCAGAACCAGCACCGCCATAGAATTTCAATGCGCTGAAACCAGCAGCACCTAATTTATCATCAGTGATACGTTGGATAGCTTGTAAAGAAGACAAGTAAACAGAGTAAGCAGTTGATCCAGCATAGATCAAATCGACATGGTCAGTTCCACGAACTACAGACAAAGCAACAGTGTTCATGCTGTTTTGAATGTTAGCAGCAGTAGCAACACCGCCAGCCAAAGTAGTAGATGTGAAAGCACCGTTACGCCAGAAAGTCCAAGTAGCGCGGTCAATACCACCGTAAGTACCAGAAGTAGGCGTAGTGCTAATCATAGCTGACAAACCAACTAAGTTCTTACCAGCGTTGCCAGTTCCATCGCCATGTAAATCAGTATCAATTTTGTTACGTAAACGAGCTTCAGCAATTTCAACACGAGTTGCAAGCAATTCGATCATTTGCTCTTTACCACTGTTTTGTAACATTTCAGGGCCTGAAATAGTTACTGCATCAGCATAATGCTTTAGTGTGAATTGAGCAGCAGAAATTGGGCTATCAGGTGAAATGTTGATAGTTTCATAACCGGAGTATGAAGATGCGTAGTTAGTATTAGGGTCGTTATAGAACAATTCTTGTAAAATTGTTGAACCACCAGAAATAGTTTTAATGTTGCCACGTTCAGACAAACGCATCAATAATGCGTTGTTGTTAGACAAGTTGTTTTGAGCCGATTTAGTACGAGACTCAATAGTAGTAGCGATGATATCGCTGATTGCGCTGTTGGCGAAAGCCATAATAGTAATCCTCTAAAAAATTATAAACCGTGTAAGCGCATTGCTTGACGTACGGCATCTTCAGTTGATGCAGGCATAACTGAGCGAGTCACTCCAGCAGGAGCGCCTTTTACAGATACGGCTGCGGCCTTTGCAGCTTGAGCTGCTTGATTTGCCTGAACTAGATTTTGTCTGTTAGCTCCACCTTGCTGTTGAGCAATAGTTTTGTTGAAAACATTATCATCTAATCGTATGGCTTTCGCATAAGCATCATCCAGATCATTTGCAAAACCACGTTCTAGCAGGTCTGCCATCGTAGCTTGCACATCTGTAAAATGTTCATGTGATTGTGCAAATCCATCAATACTAGACTGAATCTGTACATCCTCTTGGCTTTGTCTAAAGTTTTGAGAGGCTTGCAGTTGACCTTGGGTATACTCCAACTGCGCTTTTAAATTGTGCATATTCGGATCGTATGGCACACCGGCTAGTGAGTTCATATCAATCTGGTAATCATGTGCTAACTTTTGTAACATTTCCGCTTTTTCTTGGTATGATCCCATTCTAAGCGTGTGTTCGGTTTTCAATAGGTTAGTAAACGCCACGTCTGGAGTTACGCCTAGGTTGTGCATGTAATCTTTATAAGGCGAAATAGCTTTATCTATGGTTTTAGCATAGTTGGCTGCTTCCTTATACTGTTCAATCCCTTTATGAAATTGATCCTGCCGTTCGATTATATACTTCTGTGCTTCTTCAGGCAAGCCTTCCATTACTTTAGCAGCATCCGCCTTCCATGATTTCCAAGGTGAGCGTTCTTGTGATACTACTTTAGGTTCTTCAGGTGCTTTTTCTTCAGGAGCTTTATCTTCAAGTTTATCAAATTCTTTACTGATAATATCTTGTGTAGTTTCAGGTTCATTTGACTCAATAGCAGGTGTTGAATCTACTGATTCTACTACTTCGCTTGAGTCGTCAAGCATTGTATCTTCACTCATTTCTTAATCCTTAGTTGAATTTTTCAGATATTTCTCTACGCAAAGCTTCTTTCTTACGTTTTACCGCAAAATGATCTACTTTTTGTTCTGTACTATCATTACCAACTTCACGCACATTATGAGTAATCAAATGCTTGCGATGTTGGCTTCTTCCAGTAATCATTTCCCCAGTCATCATAGACTTGTAAGGTTTTATGTCTTCAAATACCGCAGGTGCGGTCATTACCCGAATGGTGATTTCTCCACAACATTCAGGTAACTTATCCCAATCAGCTAACTTGCGGAATATATCTTGATGTTCTCCGCAGGTTCTACATTTGACTTCATATAAAGGCATTAAAGAACGTCCTCAGTCCATTCAATGATTAAATATAATGATGCGCCTATAGGCACAGCCGCGCCAGCAAAGTTAAACGCTATAGACTCAGCTACACCGCGTAGTACAGGTGCTTTATCGTTACGGTTGCCGAACATAAACTGTCTTTCTGTTCCAGCTCCAGCAGGCGTAGCGCCAGCAGGTAAATATACTTTTGAAGCTTCTAAAGTTACGCCCGTACCTAATGCTGAAGGATTAGCGGTATAAAGCGCTAGAGTAGCAGTAGCCGCGGCATCTGACGAATCAGATTGAGATGGTGTAGGGGCAGTTGAAGTACCACCTGTATTAACCGTAGTTCGTTTAGTAAGGTATAGATCGTAAATTGAGGCCGCTGTAGCTGTACCTAATATACCTGCTCTAGTTACACGGATTGTTTTAGTAGCTGAACCTTTCAATACTAAAACATCAGTTGCAGTAGCTACTGGTGTTATATCAATAGCAGTATATCTAAAGGTAGGTTTAGGACTATTGATACTGACAGATAATGTAGACCCGTCATTACCCGCTGATTGTTGAGCGTTCCCATTTGAAGCGCCTGTTATTAGTGCTGATCCTGCCATTTGATTTGCCTATAAAAGTAACATTAATGATTCTTCATCGTCTAATTCGTCTTGAATTAAACGGTCTATTTCAGCTTGAAGCGCCATTGCTTGCGCTTGCATAACCCTTTCTTGAAGCCTAGCTATATTAGCTTCTTCAGCAACTTTAATTTCAGCTTCTAAACTAATTTCTTCAAGCTCAGGGGGTATATCTTCACCTGTAACTTTAGCTATAGCATTTGCTATATCATTTTCAACTTCTTGACGTAAATCTTTATAAACTTTAGATTTTTTCTTGCCCGTTCCCCCTCGGTGCTGAGGTACAAACGTCTGAAAGTAAACAGCTATATCTTCTAAAGTTAAAGCTAAAACACCTTCGTGAACATCAGAACCTAATATTTGTACACTTATATCTTCAAGAGGAATAGCTATTGCCGCATTATGAACGACTATTCCTGACGATGTATAAGTAAAGTCATCTAAGGTTAAACTTATAGGCCCTGCATGAACATCTTGCCCGGCTACAACTACATCAATATCATCAAGAGCCAATGTTATTGTTGCATGGCGGGTTATTACGCCACTAGAAGCTACAGTTATATCATCCAGTGTTAGCTCTACTGTTGCGTGGCGAGTTATTACTCCGCTAGAAGCTACAGTTACATCATCAAGTGATATTGCTAACGTGCCAGAATGTACAACCTTACCAGTAGAAGCAACAGTTATATCCGCAAGCGGTATGGCTACGGTTGTTTCTATCGTAGACCATTTAGAGGAATCCCATATTCCAGAATCCCACAAAGCCATTTCTAAGCGTTGCCTTCAGTGATCGTAGCTGAAGATATAGCAACATTATCACCTGATGTTATTAAAGTACTTGAAAGATTAACATTCGATGCAGACGTGCCTACGGTTAAACCGCTAACTATTAATGTAGTTCCGTCAGCTTTATAAATGCTTGCGTTAGTCGCAGTTCCTGTAGCGCCTGCTGTACCTTGAGCAATAGCTGACAAAGTTAGAACCCCGCTTGAAGCCGCGCCTGCAAATGGAGTGCCACAAACGCACTCAACTATTTGAACTGCACCAGCAGTATAAATTCTTAACTTAGCCCCGTTACCTGCAAAAGTCGTGATTGCATCAGCTCGGCTATTGCGAAGTGTTGTATTTAATGATACAGCCATTATTGAACTCCAATTATTTTACCGTCCGCACCGCGAACAATTTGTTTAGGTTGAGAAAGTTGAGCCATCATTTCAGCATGTTTTTGCATTACCATTTCATTTTGCATAGATGACATTTGAAGCATCTGTGCATAGTTTTGATTTACTGCATCTATAAGCCCTGATAATGCGCTAGTAGGTTGTTCTTCACCAGTTTCGCCCATCTCTATCAAACCTTCTTGATCGCGAGCTGCATTTATAGTCATTGATGATTGTTTCAAGCTAGTTTTACTACTCATTTCAGCGATCATAACTCTGGTGTCAGAATCAAGTTGTGCTTTCCACTGTTCAAACTGTAGTTTCTGCGTTTCAAGTTGTTGTTCAGTTTGAAGTTTAGCTTGTTCCATTTGATTCTTAGCTTGAGCATTTTGAACTTCTGCTTGCGCCCTAATCATTTCAGGAGTAGGAGGCGGTGGTTGTGGAGGTTGTGCAGCTTTAGCTTTAGCTTGTTGAGTTGCTTGAGCAATATACTGTTCAAATGAACCTTCAATAGTACGGCCAATCTTAAAGCCCCTAATACCGAACAATAACATTTCACCTAATATTGGAACTAGATCAGGATGTTGTTGACCTAC